TGGTTGCATAATCTTTTACGTGAGATAGTAATGAATGACTGTGCATTACCAATAATCTCATGCTCTACATATGCCCCCTGTTCTATTAAGTCCCGTTCTGTCTGTTCGTTGGGTTCTTACATAATGTTCAATACCCGTCTTATGTCTAACAAAATGAGTTGCTACCCAATACTTAAGGTCATACCATTTAGCCTTAATAAATAACTGTCTAATTGGTGAATGCTCTGCTAATAACATACGCCTTTTCCAATCGCTTGACGGTTCTTTTTCTCCATGCTCTATATTGATCGTTGTACGTGCTGAATTAACAACATCTTTCCAACTGCCTCGAATACCTAAAAAACTAACTTTCATTTGCAATGCTCCTTAATATATCCCTTGGTATTTCTCCCCTGTCTGCTCTCTTATGATGATAAACACATAAAGATATTAAGTTATTATCTTCAAGCCTTAATTCATAAGCCTCGACAATGGGGTCTATGTGATGTACTTCAATTCGTGGGTTATTATATATCTGACCGTATGTATCATATAATTTTCTAATACATAACTGACAAAGCCCTTTATCTCTTATTAGTACATTATTTCTTTTAGTTCTCCATTTCCTTGACCTTCTAAACTTATTAGAAATGGTGTCACTGTTATGTTTAACATTGACACCCTTACAAATATAATTATGTTCGTGGATTCTTCCACATTTTGAGCAACTTTTTAACACTCTTGCCACCTCACAATATTTTTAAGTTTTATTCATATATCACTATGTGTATACACTACTTGTTATATGCTCCAGTTATTTTAAGTTAGTTTGATGATACCTTACTATAATATTGTGCTTTATAATTTGATTACTAACTTTTAATTATGAATCAATAAGCTTTCCTATACTTTTTCATAAGTGCAATAACTCTTATATTGTGATTATGGTCATTGCTCCTGGACTTGATAAGCCCATATAAGCACCCGAGTAAAAAGAAAAAAATTCATGTAAACCAAAATTGTAAATAACAAATGAATAACAAGGGGTTTTAATCTATTGTAAGGAGTTGCAAATAACAAAAACCTCGGGTATTTATATCGAATTATCAAATATCTGTGAGGGCGTTTATTCCCGCCCCTTAACTGTTATCCTATGATATAATATTACCACCTTTTTTTACTGTAAAATTGACCACATATTGACGTAAAAACGACTAAAAACTGATCGAAAACTGATCCAAAAAAGTGGGTTATATGTTAGGATATATAAAATCCATAATTTTATTAATAATTTTGTTTTTTATTCTGCAACAAGTGTCTTTGTCTAGCCCTAAAATCATTCCTATTTCTACCCATGATTTCTTGGGCTTGGTAAAATATCTTAATTCAACGATCTTTAATTCTTCGGGTTCTAAGCTATTTAAAGCAACTTTTACAACCCGATCCAGTTCGATTAAGCCCTGGCGTTTATTTCTTAATTTCTCTAATATTTCTGTGTGGTGCTCGTCCCTCCAAATAACTTGCCTTTCGACTGATGAATGAATTGCATTTGTTGGGGCTGATCTTTCCTCGTAAGATACTCCCGCAATACTTACATCATTGACAATTGAATTTATATGTATATCCAGGCTTTCGATTTCTAGCCCTAAAGTTTTATAATTATAGAGTGTTTTTTCCGTCTTTTTAAACATATTATTTTTCATTTGTTAACCCCTTTGCCGTTGTTCGTGTGACAAAAAATATCGCCTTTAACTCTAGTGTTTTCAATGGCTTGACCTCATTTTAATATTGAATTTTGTCACATAATAATATATGTATTTTCTTTATATATTTATATAAATGTCCCCGTATAAGAAAAGATAAAAGAAAGTATTTTGTCATGTGACAATGTGACAACAACGTCTGAACCCGCACGGGGTGGACGTTTGAACGTGTCACACCGTTGTCACTTTCTGCCTCACTTATTTATTTTCAACAAAAACCCTTATTCTATCACCTACGTTATAACCTCGAACCTCAACACTTTTAGTAACTCTGATCTGTCTAATAGTGAATCCTTTGTCGCCCATTTCACGGTTAAACTTATTCTTATTTACGGGTTTCATTCCGCCGTCATAACACCACTTAACGTAACTGTTATATACTCTTTGACTAGGTTCATTAATGACCTTGTTTTCCTCGATAAACATAATAATAGGGTTGTTTGTTCTCTCGTATTCTGCCAACTCTCTTTTAACGCTTTCCACCTGGGTAAATTCAAAGTTATTTAATACCCTTTTTAGTCCCTGGATTCCTAATAATAAAAGGTACTCGAGTGATTCGTCCGTCATTAGCTTGTCTTTAATAAACGGATCATAATCGGGATCGTTAGAACTAAATTTTGCATTAAAGGGAACTATTATTAATCTACGGCTTAACCCGTCCGACGTATCGTTAACCCTCGGGATCTCATTCGCTGAAAAGATCAGCTTTCCAAAATTCCTGATCTCGAAAGGATCTTTTCCCTTTCTTTCAACTAATAAGGTTTCGCCAGTAACTAACTTTTTAAATTTTGCATTATCGGGCATATAATTATTACTGATATCGTCCCCGATATTTGCTAGTTTTCCAACTATGTCAGCCGTTTTAAATCTCTGCTCGATTTCTTCCATACCGATCGCCGACACGTTCTTTTCTCCTAACATGGCTTTTATCATATCCAATAGTGTACTTTTTCCGTTTGATCCTCGACCTGTTAATATAAAACATCTTCCTAACTCTGGTCGCCTCAATAATGGATAACCCGCCATTTCTTCAAGTAATAACCTTAACGACGGATCGTTACAAGCGATTTTATTTAACGTCTGATCCACGACGGGGCTTTTTGCTCCTGGGTTATAATTGATCGATAGTTTATTAACTGCAATATAACTAGGATCGAACGGCTCGAGTTCCAGGGTTTTAATATCTAATAAGCCATTATTAACGATTATTTTATCGGGTGGGCTTAAGGGTACTTCTTCAGCAATAATATTAAGATATGTTAAAACTTCGGACCTTTTCGCCCTGTTAAGGCTTGGAATATGTTTGATCGCTAGTTTCTCGATCCCGAGTAAGTTATTTACATACACCCCGTCAGTATAGTAATGTAATTCCCCGTTGATCTTTACGATATTATATTCACGTTGTAAGAAAGTACTGAAAAGATCATGTGACCACTTCCCGCCCTCGTCAAAGAATGATTCCTTTTGAAATGATTCGTCCCTTAAGATCGTGTTTAACTCTGATTCGGGTAATTTATCTTTTAATACATAATCATTGATTATATGTAATGTTTCTCTGATCTCTTGCTTTGTGAATCCAAATCGTTGTAATGATAGAATGTAATTAAATAGTGTTTGGTTTCTGCCGTCGCCCTCTTCCAAATTATTAAAGTCGGGGCACTTAGGTAATGGGCTTAACCACTTCGGTAAATCGTCAATAGTTCCCGTGGTACTCATAGGGCGTATTTTCCCTTTGATCTTTAGCGGTATGACTGCGTTTTTTGTTCCCAGTTTAATATCAACTATTAGCCCCAGGGCTGACGGTTTATGTATAACGTTAGCTTTAACCCCAGTATTTTTAAAATAAAAGTGTTTCCCCCTGGTGGTTTTTATAATAGTGCAATTGATCCCCTTATCTTGTACGATCTTTTGTAATATCTCCGATTCTTCTTTTGAATCGATATCGATTAAGATATATTCATCACTTAAAACCCCGCCGTATTCCTCTAAGTCCTTGACTTGATCCAGGCTCGAAAACTCACTTCTATTTTTAATATTTTCTATCGGTCTTTTGCCTTTCATTCCTACATAACCTTTAAACATTACTTTTTACACTCCTTATCCTTTGTTACTGTCTTAAATAATTCAACATTAGTAATGAATATCCGACTATGTCCTTTAATGTGTCCTCAATGCTCTCATTAACTAACGGTTTTTCCTGGCTCTTATTCAGGCTTTTTAATCTGCTCAATTTGTCCTCAAGTCTTAAAAAATATGCGGTCATTCCATACTCTTTTATAGTCTTGTCAAAACTGTTGCCATAATCCTTATTTTTCTTTTCTACTAAGTCCGCTATTTCTAATGATATTTCTTTTACTTTCATATGCTCACCCCTTACCGTATAAAATCAACTGCTAAACCATTTTTTAATAATCTATCGGAAATATTAACCTGGTTGCCGTTTTCGTCCATGTACCAAACTTCCGCCAACCATCTTTTAAAACTATCTGTTTTAACTGATTGGAAAACTACGTCTTTATTTAATAACTGTGCCGTTGTGAACTCTTTGGACGTTAGCCCCTGGGCTTTCGTTTCTCCAAACTTCTCGGGACAATTAACTCTTAGTAATCTGAACCTTTGGCGTATTGTGGTATAGAATCCCATGTTAATATCAATGTCGATTGTGTCCCCGTCAACAACATTGACGACCTTTCCCGATCTCGTGTAATTATCTTTTATCATTTGTTTTCACTCCTTAATAAACCCGTTTATTTGAACTTACATAAATATGATCTTTACCGTCATTGATTGCCTTATGAGTTATTTCGTTAAGTCCTTTTAAACAATCATTACATAGAAATAAATTTTTTAATGCCGTTTCAATCACGGTCACTATTTCCCCGCTCTGATCCTTTTGACAATTATCACAATATCCCCATACTTGGCGGGCTTTATATATTCTCATGCTCTTTGCTCCTTAAGTAATTAATCATAAGTAACGTATAACCGACTATATCTTTTAATGTATCTTCGATACTCTCGTCGCTCACTCTCTGCGGGTTGTTCCCCCATGTTAGGCTCTTTAATCTGCTGATCTTATCCTCAACCCTTAATAAATATGCGACGTTGCCGTATTCTTCTAAAGTCTTATCGAAAGAGTTCCCATAATCTCGGTTTTTTCTTTCCACTAGATCGGCGATTTCCTGGGCGATCTTCTTTATTTCCTCCATGCTACGGTTTCCCCTTTCTCGATCCATTTCTCGATCTTAAGATTAACCAATATAACCAGTATTACGGCGGGAATTACTGTCCACCATACTAAAGGGATAGTTATATCAAACTGATCGAAAAGGAACTTTCTTAAACTAAGTAACCAGGCAAATGATCCCGAATTTATTAACAAATCTAAAATAATACTTTTTACCATATGTAACCTTTTAACCTTTCTAACTTTTCATATATGAACTGATCCACCTTATCAGCTTGATACATCTTTCTAAGCTGACATATCATGATTTCAACGTCCGCCAGTTCTTCTTCGACGTTGTGATCCTCTCCAATAATTGAACGCCCTATAGCCTGGATCAATTCGCCTAGTTCCTCAATCGCTTTAATTTTTTGGTGCTCTGCTCCATATGTGAAAATTGCCTTTTCACAAACGGAATGTATATTATGATAATCTTTTAAAAGATATTGATCTTTTTTCATGCGGTTTTAACTCCTTTAAAGTCGTTTATTCTTTTGTTTGCAATATCGATATACCATTGTTTATTTAATTTTCTTGGCGTTGCTGCTACGTCAATATTTTGATTTTCAATGAAACATCTTTCGGGTACATTAGCGATTTTAAACGGGTTACATTGTTTTACTTTCCATAACTGCCCGTCCCGTCTGCTCCTACTTGCGAAAACTCGAAAGACTTTGCCCTCGATCGCTTGACCGTCGTAAACTGCGTAAGCGAATTTACTTGATATTTTTACGATCTTTTGGAACTGCTTAAGTTCGTTACATTCCCAAATTGTTTGCTCTACTGGAACGCCATTGATAAAGTATTCTTTGATCGCTTTATTGACGATCGGTAAATCATAGTCAAGGGTATTTAATTTCTTAACGTAAGCCCCTTTCGACTTGACTTCCCCGTCCTCCATAACAACCATGTAATTATTAACGTCCTTTTGAATTACCTTTTTAATTCGATCATGTTCCAGGCTCATACGTGACCTTTGTTCCCATTCCTTGCATATTTCCATATAAAGCGGGATATCTGCCTCACTCTGTAGCTTAAACATAACCCCGTCGGTGTTTGATTGGATCAACTCGAAATGTGGTTCTAGGTGCTCGATCAAATCCAATAATAAAAGCTGACCGTTAATACATACGTTATTCGCCATTAGTGGATCATATAATGGGTTGTATTTATCCTTACTAGCCCCGTAAGTTGAATTTAAAACGATCTTGTAAGGTTGTTGCAGTGGGTTTTTATCTTTCTTGAAAACAAGCCTCATATCACGTATTTTTCTAAATTCTTCGGGGTTCATAACGTTTCGAGATAAAAAGCCGTATTCTATCATTAAGGCGGGATAATATGATCCTACGTCGCTATTAATGAAAATCCCCTCACCGATATAATTCTTTTTTGCTCCATGCAGTCCGCCCCATGCGAAAATATGAGGTACACCCGCCACGTCAATTTTTAATTCCTTGTCATAGTCCAGGTTTGCTTTATTTTTGTACCAGTTGACTATATGAGCGTATTTTTTAACCTTTAAGGTATCAACAATCGTTATATTAAATTCGTCGTTACGATCCCGCTTATTAGCTTTTAAAATGATCGCTGAAAGTTGGGCTTTTGTTTTACTGATATATGAAAGGGGTAACTTAAAGGCTTTTATTAATGATATGTGACTTTCAAACTCGCTATAGGTGTTTAAAAATACTTCCATTGTCTGCTCTACGTCGTGATTACAGTAAAATATTACTTCCTCGAGTTCTTTATCCGTTAGCTTTCTAGGAATATCAAATCGGACGGTCGTTTCTCTTATATCGTTCCCCATGAATCCCTCTAACTGCTTAAGGCTATAAAGTGGGTTTATCATAGTATCATAGTTAAATAACTGCACCTTATTAAATAGGCTCGTGAATTTATACCCTGGTTGTTTTCTTTCGATAATGAACTCGTTAACCTCCTGGGGCGATAAATCCAGTAAGATCGCTTTTAAAATATACTGGTCATAATGTTTCGTGTTGTAGCCGATCCAAATATTATCAACGTTCTTTTTATAAAGCCTCTTAAGTGCTCTCGAGTTATTTACTATCTTATGCGTTTCTTGGGTGTCAGTATCTTTGACCACGACTAACCAGTCTTTTTTAAATACCTCAAAGTCATAGAACAACATTTATATATTCCCCCTGTTGTAATGTTGGGGGATTGCTCCCCCTGGTGTCTTAAGCCTGGAATGTTTCAGTTATTGTAATGTCGGTAAATCCTTTTTTATTGATTGTGTATTTAACTTCATACTCGAACCCTTTGTCGTTGATCTCGTCCAATACCTCGTCCAAATACTCTTGAAAATCGTCGCTACTGCTGATCTTCTCGGTTGGTTGGATTCCAGTATCTAAAGAGAATATAAAGTCGAACGCTTGACCTAATTGCCAGTTTTCTTTTATAACCTGGTTCTTGAATAACTTTGATCCTTTGAACTCACCGTCTAGGATCGTAAACCAAATCGAGATCATGTCGTCGCCTTTCTTAGTTTCTTTGATCTCCATTTTTTCGATTTCTACCTCATAAGTTCCCGCGGGTACTTCTTTGAATCCGCCCCCGTTTTCCTTTGCCTCATTAATAGCCTCATTAATTGCATTTTGGTCGATTCCGTTTTTAAATTTATCAAATATACTCATTATTTTTTATTCCTCACTTTTCTTTCTTGATTTTCTTTGTTTCTTTTCTACTGGCTGATTAAATTCGCTTTCGGGTACTTCTTCCCAGGGGATCGGCTCACCCTCTACGACTTCGATTTTATCCTCGGCGGGTTCTTCTTTGGCTTTGCGTTCCCTCTTGGGCTTGTCGTCTTTGTCCTTGTTACGTCTTGCCTTACGATCTACGGGCTTTTCTATGTCCTCATTTTTGACCTTTTCGTCTGCCTCTTTCATTTCCTCGTCGCTCTTGAAATCGTCCCCGATCTCATAATAATTTCTGATCTTTTCGTCAACGTATTTTAAATCGTTGTCAATTGCAAATGTTGGGAACATTCCGAGCGGTGATTTAACTGTATCTGATCCACTATTTTGAGTTACAAAATAATATTTACCGTCACTTACATAAGTCTTAAGAACTGTTGTAAACATACCCTCGACCGTGATTTTTTCGTCTAGCATTTTACCGATAGTTTTGATCTTTTGTCGCCCGTCCTCCATAACTTGAATATGACTTAAGAAATAAACCGTTACGTCGTCGGGTAGGTTGTCAGCTAGATCAATTAATTGAAAGTAATCGGATTGAATATCGTTGTACTTGTCCCACCCTGTTTCTTTAAGCCTCTGCATATATGGGAATGACATAATATATTGACCGTCATCAATGACCACTATTTTTTTATTAGTTGCCCTTAAAAATTTACTAATCTGCCTTATGTCTGTAGTTCCAGTTAGTGCCTCGAACTTCCCTTTAAATGGTAGGGGCTTTTTAGCGGGGTTAATGTAACATACTTCGCCAGGATCAAAGTTCCTTAGTGACGTACTTTTACCCGTTCCCGATTCTCCTAGTATTAACGTTTTAATTGCCATCTTTTGTTGCTCCTTTATATCTGATTAAATTTATCAAAATAGTCAAGTATAAGACTATGTTTATAGCATTTTCAATATTTCTTCTTTGAACTGCTCAAAATCTTTCGGGTACAATATAACACCATATCCGCCCGATTTATTTATTAAATCAATATTTCTTATCTGTAGGGCTGACGGTTTCCCGTTACTGGCCTTGACTTCTATTCCTACGAATCGCCCTTTAACACTTGCTATTATATCGGGGATTCCTTTCGGGCTATATGCTCCCGCCCAATGTTTAAAAAACCAGGTGTCGGGTAGGCTTTTTAAAAAGTCCTTGATCTTATTTTCAAATATCTTTTCTTCTGCCATTACATCACAACCACTTTACGATCTTCGATAGCTCTTTTTTTCTTTTCTAAGCCCTGGATCATAGTATCTTTTATAACTGGAACGTGATCGATCAATAAATCTTTGTATCTACAAACCCAAACGGTTTGACTTAACTGCTGAACTGTTTCCGATACCTTTGAAATATCTAGTGTTCCGTTTGCCGTGATCCTTTTTATTTCGTATTGTTGTTTACTGGTTATGTATTCTAATTTATAAGCTGAATTACTCATGTCTATATTACCCCTTTTTCTGTTAGTGCTTTTGTTATCAAGTCGTCAAATGGTGTATTAAATATTTGCTCTAGTACGCTAATGCTTGGCGTTACAAAGCCCGTTTCGTACATTCTAACGCAACGAATAGTTCTATTAATTCGGATCGCCAAATCTGACTGCGTTAGTCCATGTAATTTTCTATATTCTTTTATTGCCTCCGCAACCGTCATTTATAAACCTCCTTAAATAGTTCGTCGGTATAGTCCTTACGTTGTTTCAAGGTTTTAAATATATCCTGTTCAACGCTTTGATCTGTAAGTAAGTAATAATATATACAAGTTCGATCCTGTCCCAGTCTGTGAGTTCTCTTTTTGCTCTGCTCGAAAAGTTCACTCGATAGGCTTAAGCTAAAATATATGATCTTGTTACACTTCTGTAAATTTAGCCCCATTGCCCCCGCCTGGTATTGTACCAGGGTGACGGAATCCGAATACTTGTCGTAACTCTTTAAGTCCTTAGAATCGCCGTTAACCATGCTCACGGGCTTGTTTAATTTCTTGCAAATCTTGACCAGTTCGTCATATTCATATTTAAAGTTATAGAATATGATTAAGCGGTCGTCGGTGGATTCCATTAACTCGGTTACTTTCTCATATTTATTTTTGTTGTACATTCCCGCAAGTTGTCGCAAGTATAAAAGATTCGTTAACGAGTTATCGCCCACTAATTCAATTTCACCGATTTCAATTAACCGATCTTTTTTAAACTTCTTATACTCTGGAATGTTCTTGATCTTGATCTCATAATCGATCGTATCGGGTAGGGTGATAACGTCCTCGGTTTTCATAAATACCGCCCCGTTATCTCTTAGCTTTCGTTTTAATCGGTCAACGTGTTTATAACCCGTAACCTTTGGACGGCTGAACCCTCCCACGTCATACATGAAATAATTTATATATGTATTCCAGTACGCTTTTTTTGTGATCTTCCAACCTAATAAACTAAGTTGTGTAAATAGTTCCTCATACTTCCCACCTGTCGGGGTTCCCGATAATAGTATTATGTTTTCAGGCTTTAATCTTAAAATAAACTTGGTTCGCTTACTGCTTTCGCTCTTTATATAACTGCTTTCGTCTAATATCAGCGTGAACCCCTTAAGTTTCTTTAACTCTGCCCGTCGCCATGTAAGATCATAATTAATTATTATTACCGTATACGGCTCGATCTTGGTTAATGGCTTGTTGTACTTAATAACTTTATACCTGGGGTAAAACTCTTTATAATGATCCGCCCAGTCGTCCAGTTTGGATTTTTGACAAACTAATAATATAATGTTTGTCCCTAACTGCTCCGCCTTTTCAGTCGCTACGAAAGTTTTACCCAGTCCCATATCGAGATAATAGGCAACTTTGTGTTGCCCTTTGGTTTGCTCTAGGGCTTTCACTTGGTGCGGAAATAAAGTTATTGAACTAATTTTTTATCTTTCCTTGTTTTCTGTGGTAATTCTAAAACGATCTTACCCGTTTTTTTATCTAGTGTGATTTTTGAAGTCATCTTTTGTGTACCTCCTGGAATTTTTTCGTTTTGTGAAATCCCATGACCTTATTATACGAGAAAGGTTATTTCCCTACAATTTGCGAATTTAGTCGATTTTTAAAGTTTAGCTAAATATATCTTCCAAAACCTCCATTATCCTTTACGTATTCGAAAATTATTTTTTTAACTTTTTTCGTTCTCAAAAAAAATCATACCATAATAACCCTCTATTAGCTTTTTTTATTTTTTTCGTCGAGTTTTGCCAATTCCTAGTATTGCATAAAATTATAATCGGAGTATAATAAAATTATCGAATACGAAAAACGTATCTTATAAAAATTGACTATATGTAATAAATTATAAATGTTGCTATCTGTAATCTATTGCTTATAGTCATTAAATATGGGGGATATAACACAAATGAATAATATTAGTATAATAGGCGAAAACATAAAAAAGATAAGAAAACATAAGGGCATGAGTGCAATGGACGTTGCAAATAAATCGGGTGTTAGTAATGCAACGATAAGCCAAATCGAAAACGGTCGCCGACAAACTCTACAAGCTGATACGCTTGAAAAGGTTGCGGGTGCTCTTGGGGTTACTACCGACGATTTACTCGGGGATAGTGATACCGTTAAATTTGAAACGAATGATATTGTAGACGTTTTAAACATCATCAATTATGCGGAGGGTATAACCCTGGACGACGTTAAGTTAACCGACGACGAAATCCAGTTAATTAACCTAACTATTAAAACGACGATAAATGCAATTCGTTTCAGCCGATTAAAGTAAAGTGGTTCGCTTATGTGATCCGCTTTTTTTATGTCCCATTTATACCATGTTACTACCTTAACATAGATAGGTTAAAAAATACATAAAAACACTTAAAATCCTTTATTTAATGTTTGCCCCTAATGGCTCTAATTTCATACTTATATAATGAAAATATATACATAAACTAAAATCATAACAAAGGAGTAAAATTTTATGGAGAATAAGTGGCACAATGCGGGAACTAAATTAAGGGAACTCCGAAAAACTTTAAAACCTAAAATGTCCGTTTTTAAAGTTGCCAGGCAAATACATATTAGCGGTAATTACATGTCATTGATCGAAAGGGGTGTAAATTGCCCGAGCGATCAAATATTATTTAACCTGGCTGAATTTTATGGCGTTGATCCGTCGGAATTATTCAAGTTATATGATAAGATTATCCCGCCAACCCTTGCACAAATGAACGCCATTCCATCACTTAAAAAGATAATGACCGAAATTAGTATCGATCCTAGACTATCGGCTGACGAAAAGGAGGCTTTCGCAAAAAGAGTGTATGAGATCGCAACCCAGTTTATTAATAAGGAGGTTTAATCTATGCGGGAATCATTTATAAAATTTGAAGAATATTTATCGCAAGTATTCGGGTATAGGTTTGTTGTTCACTTTGAGGATTGCATATTATTTATAGCGGGAATCTTTTTAGGTATGTTAATAATGTCCTGTCTTTCGGGGCGGGTTGTGTTCAGATTGCAGAAAGTTAAAGATATCGGATCACGGGTTAAATTGATTAAATTTATCCACGAGGGGCGACAACATTATATTGCTGATCCTCAAAGTGTAGGCGAATCGATCGAAACTTTATTACTGGTGATCTTTCGCCCTATGTTTCAGATCAAAGAATACAACTATAGGGACGAAAGGCGAACCAAAATATTTTTAATAGTTATGTTAATACTGGGCGTAACTTTTTTTATATTAGCTTTCCTTTGTATCAGCACGGTTTTAATTGATAATTTGCCGATCCCCAGTAAATAAAAAAAGTGGTGATAAGTTTCACCACTTTATTAGTTGTCTGTAAATTCTATATTTTTTATACAAAAATCAATCATCATATTTATTAATTCATTTCGACTATAGCCCGTTTTTTTAGCGATCCTATCAAGTTCCTTAACTGTTGGTTTAACTGTATACAATGGGAATTGTACCTTATCGCTTTTATCTTCTTGCTTTTTCCCGATCTTGAACGTTGTTACTGGTTGATCTATTGGATCGGCTTGATCCTTGATATTAGCATTAATATTATTATCTGATACTGATACTTGATTTTCATTTTTAATATTATCTTTGATATTGTTTTTTAGATTGTTTTTAAAATTATTATTCATATTGATATTACCACCTAACTTATATTTTAAGATCAGATATTAATATATAATATCAATACTTGATATCAATATTACATATTAATATTTAATTTTAATGTTTCAAACGCTTTACTATTTCATAATATAACTGTTTGTAAGGCTCTGCAAGTTTTCCGTTATAGTCTTGTATTGTTGTGTGCATAGCCGTTGCCTCTTTATATTTTACACTATTATATATTACAGTTTCAAAAACATCTTTTTTAAATTCTTCGGAAATTACTTCATTGATCTGCTTTGAGAATAAAGTCTTTTTATCAAAATTATTTCGTAAGATTCCTAATAATTTTATGCTATCATTTACCCCGTTTTCTTTTATGTTATTTACCAGGTTGCGAACTAAGTTTAACCCTTGTAATGCTGACGTACTATTATCAATTACTTCTAAATAGTATTTGCTCATGCTCATGGCGTTAGTTGTACACAATCCCAAAAACGGTGAATTATCAATTAAGATCACGTCGTAATTTTGTAAGTAATTTTCAAACTTATTTTTTAAAATTGTTTCCCTGGTCATTTTATTATGCAATTCACTTTCTAAAACTGCACTCTCGATAGTGTTCGGAATTATGTCGATCCAATCATTATATTTTACGATACAATCCTCGACATTTACTTTAGAATTTGAATACAAATCATATAGATTATACTTTGATTGTACGTTTAATATTTGACTTAAATTACTTTGTGAATCGTTATCGACTAATAATACTTTATGTCCATTCTGTGCGAACTGCCCCGCCAGGTTTAACGTTGTGGTGGTCTTACCTACGCCACCTTTAACATTAATAATTGATATAACCTCACACATTAATATTTCACCTCACTACTTAATATTTATATACAATATTAATTTTTAGTATTATACCATATTTTACTATATAGTATCAATATACATTATTAATTTAAAAATTGATATTTAATATTAATATCATATATTGATACTAAATATTAATATTGTAAAAATGATCCGTCCATATCGATTGTTTTTTTAATTTCTTCTATCCAATACCTTAACAATTCTTTCAAAAAATCTTCACTTACACCTGTGATTTGGCTCCAGTATTGAAATTCAAAACCAACTAATCCATACGTAAGATATCCGTTTAAAAGCTCTTCTTTATATTTATCTAAACTTTTATCCAACTTACTTATGTATATTTTTTTAGCCTCTGATATGATTGAATTAATATCGATCTCATAAACATATTTTTTAGTACAATCATTATAAATTTGAATTAAATGTGGAGTTCTTACCCACGAATATTTATCATATTCATTTGCAAATTCACAATTCTCTTTTGCTTTGTTTAATAGTTTTTCGTATATCTTAAAAAATTTAACTCTATTAGCCATTTTGATCTCTCCTATTTACAAATATATCATTTTCATTATATAATTAAGTGTAGTCAAGATTTGCGGTCGTGGGTGTGTAACTTTTTTATGTTGCCACCCCTTTTTTAATTTATCATGTAATCTCGAAGATCGTTCGATCCCTCGTCGTCCCAACCTAATAATTTCTTTTCCAATGAATCGTAATCATACTCCCTTGAATCAAAGTTATTGAATTTTGAAACTGTCTTACCCTCTGCCTTTTTTGGTTTATATTCAAGTTCAATTTTACCAGGGTTCTTTATAGCCCATTTAGTAAACTTAAATTGATCCTTAACGTCCTTTGATCTCTTAGTAAAATCAAATGCTTTGATAACTTTTGAAATATTATTTCCGCTTTCTTTTAAAAGCTCTTTCGACTGCTCTGCATTGAATCCAGTATAATCACTTATTTGTAATACCTTTGGATCGTCTTGATCCTGGATCACCTCGTCAATGTGAATCTGATCCCTTAAAGGGGCTTTTCCGTCGCTATCAACTGGTGATTTTTTTTCAATTTTTTGTGTGGCTGCTACGTTAATATTTTCGTTTTGATCCCCCACAAAAATTAAATGTTTCTTTACGTAATAAGTGCTTTTATTCCCTTTGATCTTCTTGATCGTAATATATTCTTTTTCAACTAATGACTTAAGGGTGTCCGATACTTTAGCCCTCCTGTTTGTTGATAATGCTATCATTAAATTTTCGTATGTAGGAAACGAATAACCCATGTCGATATTATGGTTTAAGATAAGATTTGATAAAATAACTTTTTCGTTTGGGTTTAGGTTGGTATCTGCATTAATTGATAACATTATCTTTAGTAAATCTTTAATCATTAGTTTAAAAGCCTCCTATTACTTCTTATTAGCCTCGTCAATCGCTTTTTGTTCCTCTGGAGTATTAAGCCTTATTTCGATATTATTACGCTCAAAATACTCGTCTAGTGCCTTATTTATTATTTTACTTCTGTCCGCCATTGTTTCACTTGATAATCTAACCAATGTATCGTAACTATCATTTTTTAATGATGTCCCGAATCTCGTTCTATGCTTTACGCCTGGCATGAAATCCACTCCCTTTATATTGTTGTTAGGTGTAATCACCTTATATATACATAATACACCTGTTTACACCTAAAGTCAATCATATTTTAAAACTTTTTTCTGATCTGCTGACCTATACCTAATATATTTAGATTAATATATATACTTAATATATATACCGTTCTATTTTCGGAACTTCTGAAAGTTCTATTTTTAGAATTTCTAGTAGTTCCATTTTTAGAACTTCTGATCGTTCGCTTTTTGGAACTTGTTCCATTGACTTTGGGGAACTTCTTCATATTCATCTATGATAAAGTTGTAAGCCTCTTCCCAGTCATTGAATGTAATTTTATCAACACCGTTTGGAAGATATGCTCTTACACCACTTGAAATATTTCTTAAATAAATACATTTAGATTTAGCAATTTTTCTAGTCTGTTTTTCATAGTTAATCAT